GAAAATAATAAATTAACAAAAAACGCAATATAATTAATATATTCAATAATAGTAATTAATCTAAATGTTCCGCTTCAATGGAATGATGATTATTCTCTCAGTTATTCCATTGGTGATATTCTATCAAATAAATAAAAAGAATAGGTTGATGATCTATGTGCATAAGAAGAATAAGTTAATATATTACGTTATGAAGGCGTTGATTTCGATTTTGGCAATCACATTCATGATATATATAAAGGATTTATTCACTCAATAAATTCATTTAAAAATATTTCAGTAAATATAATTCATATAATTCATATAATGTCATCTTCTGCAATTGGTATTGATCTTGGAACTACATACTCCTGTGTGGGTGTGTGGCAAAATGGTCGCGTAGAAATTATTGCTAATGATCAAGGTAATAGAACAACTCCCTCTTATGTTGCTTTCACCAATGAGGAACGTCTTATTGGTGATTCTGCAAAGAATCAAGCTTCTATGAATCCTAAAAACACTATTCATGATGCCAAGCGTCTTGTGGGACGAAATTTCAACGACGAACATGTTCAAGCTGATAAAAAACTTTGGACGTTTGATCTCGAGGATGATGGAAGGAATAAACCTAAAATTTCTGTCGATTACAAGGGCGAAAGAAAATCGTATTATCCCGAGGAGATTTCCTCTATGGTTCTCGTGAAGATGAAGGAAATCGCTGAGACTTACCTTGGAAAGTCTGTAAAAGATGCCGTCATTACTGTGCCAGCGTATTTTGGTGATGCGCAACGTCAAGCGACAAAAGATGCAGCTGTCATTGCTGGTCTGAATGTGCTTCGCATCATCAATGAACCTACCGCCGCTGCTGTGGCGTATGGTCTCGATAACAAGTCTGATAAGGAGAAACGTGTTTTAATTTTCGACTGTGGTGGTAAACAATTGGTTGAGTGTTGTTAAAAGCCTTCTGCCTCCACGTTAAAAACACTGGGTGAATTGCTGGAAAATCTTGAAGCATTGAATACCACAATAATGACATAAATGTGTCATTGTGAAGGTCTGATAAATTCAATGTATGAGACAATCAGCAGCCAAGATTAATTGTATTGCAATTAATAAGGTTCAACGACTAATAGCGCCTGGAATTATCTATTTAAATAAATGACTCTATGAGTGATATAGCACTCACACTATGAATAAAGCTGAAATTAGCCTACTTACTTCTAAATTAGCGCATGTTTATGATAAAAAGACAGATGTTTTTATTGATATTTCAAAGATATCGATAAAGAGTATTTCTCATAAATATTCAAACACACACGTGCCCATATACAGATTCCATATTGCGGATGAGGTGATCACAAAGAATAACGATTTTGTTATTGATTATGTGTGCTTACACTGCGATAGGACAATCACTTGTGCTCTCAATAACATTACGCGAAAAATCAACAAAGGCATTACAAAGTGTAGAACCTGTAAAGAACTTGACGAACACAAGCGACAATTGCATTCTGAATATATGAAGATCCAACCTGCGAAGGTAAGCATTTTGGACAAAATCCAATCAGATGCATTAGCATTCGAAGATATGGATGATGACTGGAAGGACTCTTATTTTAAGCGCCACATGAATCGCGAAGAGTTTGATTATATAAAGCCTAAGATCAAATCGATTCAGAAAGGTAAAATAAGCAACTTATGCGACTTACAGTATTATCCTGTTGTAAGCATCATTAACCAGTCAAGATTCTGTCCGTATCTATATGATGCTAAGAATGATTGTATTGAGAAAATCAAGGATATTGAGTTTGTGTGTGATTCTTGCAATGACACATTCATGAGCACTGATCTTATAACGCATAAGAACAAGATCAAGTGTTTATGTCGTGATTGTAATTTGACGAATAATATTTTCAAAATACGCAAGTATCGAAACGCAAGTGATGAACCTATCTTGTATCAGTCAAAGTTTGAATTGAAATTCATACGCTTTTGCAATGAGAATAAAATAAGACTCGAGAACGGACCTAAAATTCCATATGATTTGAACGGTAAGCAACGCACGTATAGAGTTGATTTTTATATTCCAAAGCTAAATATATTGATTGAGATTAAAGATAATCATATTTGGCACAAAGAACAGGTTCATAACGGCAAATGGCAAGCCAAATTAGAAGGAGTAAGTAAGTATAATGAAATTCATAGTAGTTCATTTATCATCATCTTTCCTAAGAACTATGTAAAACTCACTAAACAATTGAGTGAGAATTATTGGGCAAAGATAATAGATAATTAAGATATAGTCTGATCTGTATTGAAAGATACAGAAGTTTAGAGTGGTATTCTAAACGATAACAAAAAATGGGAACTTTTGACGTAACAATCCTGAGTATTGAAGACGGTGTATTCGAAGTTAAATCTACGGGTGGTGATAGCCATCTCGGTGGTGAGGACATTGACAACCGTCTCGTAGAACATTTTATTAAAGAATTCACAAGAAAACATAAGAAAGATCCAACTGGAAATGATAAAGCTCTCCGTCGTCTTCGCACCAGTTGTGAAAAGGCGAAGCGTAGTCTTTCATCTGGTAATCAAACACAAATTGAGATTGATAGCTTCTTCGATGGTATTGATTTCACTGCATCGCTGACTCGAGCGCGTTTCGAAGAATTGTGTTCCGACATCTTTCGTCGAACTATCGATACAGTTGAGAAGGTCATTCTTGATGCTAAGATCTCTAAATCTGATATTGATGAGATTATTCTTGTTGGTGGAACTACGCGTATTCCTAAGATTCAAAAGCAACTATCTGATTTCTTCAATGGTAAGGAGCTGTGTAAGTCTCTCAATCCCGATGAAGCAGTTGCTTACGGCGCAGCTGTTCAAGCCGCTATTCTCTCTGGTGAGAAAGATAGCACTATTCAAGATCTACTGCTTCTTGATGTTGCTCCTCTTTCCTTGGGTATCGAAACAGCTGGTGGTGTTATGACGAATCTTATTGAGAGAAACACTACTATTCCTACCAAGAAGTCACAAGTGTTCTCGACATATGCTGATAATCAACCTGCTGTGACTATTCAAGTATTCGAGGGTGAGCGCAAATTTACTAAGGATAATAAGCTTCTTGGTAGCTTTGAGCTCAGTGGAATTCCTGCTGCGCCGCGGGGGGTGCCTCAAATTGAGGTGTCCTTTGATATTGATGCTAACGGTATTCTAAATGTATCAGCGATCGATAAGGGTACTGGTAAAAAGCAGACAATTACCATCACAAATGATTCTAAGATGAGCAAAGAACAAATTGAAGATATGATTAAAGAAGCTGAGAAGTATAAGGCTGAAGACGAGGCTCAAAAGGAACGTATTGAAAGCAAGAATGCGCTTGAAAACTATCTTTATAACACCAGAAACACTATTGATAAGCCTGAAGTGAAGCTTCCTGAAGATGAGAAGAAGACAATTCTCGATGAAATCAGCGAACAAATCAAATGGTTAGATGAAAATCAAGCCGCGACTAAGAGCGAGTATGATGATGTGTTGAAAGAAGTTCAAGATAAAATTAATCCTATCATCTCAAAGATGTATGCTGCTGGTGCTCCAGGGCCTGAGGCTGCTGTTGCCGCTGATCCAATTATTGAGGAGATTGATTAGTAAAACATAGTAAAAATGCTTAAAATTATTAAAAAATGATCTTTAAATAAATTTTTTAATTCAATAAAACAATTAAGAAAAGTTATACTAAACAAAATGGTTGTCATTAAAGAAGAACCTGACTACACCCCTGGTATCTATAACCCGCCTACAAACGCCTACTATACGCAACTAAAATGCTCAGTTCAACCTAAGGACATCGGCAAGCTTGTTGGGCATAAAGGCAAGGCATTCAACGCAATCACTCGATGTGCAGGCGTTTATTACATATGGATCAACAATGACACACGTGATATCGAAATATGGGGACCTCAAGCCAGGCTTGAGAACGCTAAGCTCAGACTCATTGAGCGCATGCAACTCATTCAATCACGCACTGCATAAACTTACTTAAAACAAAAAAAACAAAAAAAATATATACATGTATCATATAATGTGATACATTTTTTACTTTTTATATCTGTTTATTTTTGTCTTTTTTGTCTTTCTATTGAAAGACAAGTATATCGACAATATACAAAAAATAAAAAATACAATGAAAATACCCTTCATTCTTATTTATTCTTCACATAATTTTTTTATTACTATGTAAAATAAATAATATCTTATATATATATAAAATGACCGATCCGCTTTCTGAAGAAGAGAAAAAAAATACAGTAGTAGCA